AGCCTTTTTTATTATATTTAGTCTAAAGTATATTTAAAGATATGGTAATACTTCAAGATGGAGCAAATAATGTGATTTTAACCTTAACGGAAAAAACTACAATATCCAATCCTTACTATTTATTTGCTTTAAAATCCATTCAAACAAACGCTACAATCTACTTTTTAGCTACGGACATATCTAACTATAAGGAGAGGTATAATAAGTTCGTATGGACTATTAAAACGAATCCTAACAATAATAATGGCGAGTTCTTATTGCCTATCGAGGGACTTTATAGCTACACTGCATATCAACTATCAACACCAAGTTTAACACCGCCACAAGGTGCAATAATATTAGAAGTCGGAAATGTTCAATATGGATATTCAGAGCAGAGCCTAACCATTTATAATTTACCAACAAACGAAATCAAGATTTATGAGTAGAATACAATTCGCAGGGATGGACATTGATAAGTACAAGACACCCGAGTTCTATCAAGAGAAGAATAAAAAATACGTTAATTATGGCTCAGATAATCTCTATCCATTATATTTAGTTGACTTATTTAATAGGTCGGCAAAACACAACGCTATCTTAACAGGTAAACAAACTTATGTGTATGGTGCGGGATTGGAGATGGAAGGAACTTGGAACTTATTTGCTAATGCAAACCGATTTGATTCGTTAGATGAGATTTTCAATAAGTGTATTTTAGATAAATTGTTGTATGGTGGTTATGCCTTGCAGATTATTTGGGATAGAGTTGGCGAAAGCATTGCCGAGATTTACCACATGGACTTTTCTAAGATTCGGTCAAACGTAGATAACACAGAGTTTTATTTCTCAAATGATTGGGTAGACCCAAGAGCAAAGACTAAATCTTATAAGGTTTTCAATCCCGAAAAAAAGGTAGGAACTCAGATTTATTATTATAGAGATTACAGACCCGCAACGGCTACTTATCCTTTACCCGAGTATATTGGTGCTATTCCTTATGTAGAGTGTGATGTAGAGATAGCTAATTACCATAGAAGTAACCTACACAATGAGTTCTTTTTTGGTGGTATTTTATCGTTCAATAATGGCGAGCCTACACAAGACGAGAAGGACGATTTAGTTCGCAGATTAAATAGAAGGCACAAAGGCACTGACAACGCTGGCAGATGGATTATAAACTTTAGTGATAGAGTAGACAATGCGCCAACAGTTATTCCTATTCAACCAAATGAATTAGACAAACAATTTGATTTACTTAATAAGCAAGTTCAAGAGGAAATATTCGTAGCTCATAAGATAACTTCGCCAATGTTCTTTGGAATTAGAACAGAAGGTCAATTGGGCGGAAGGTCTGAAATGATTGATTCTTTTAAGTTATTTGAACAGAATTATGTAAAGCCTATTCAGCAACATTTTGAAGTTTTATTTACTTATTTGGCTAATCAATCGGGAGCAACTGCGACAATAGAAGTTAAGCCTTTAGAGATGTTTAAACCTACTTTCACCGAGCAGACTTTACTACAAATAGCTACCCGCCCAGAGATGAGAGAAATGGCAGGATTACCGCCTGAGCCTGAGCTACCCGAAGCCGAACAAATCCAAATGAGCGGGCAAGAATGGGAAAAGGAAATCAGAATATTTGCGGAGTTTGGAGAAAGTGCAGATTTATACGATGAGATAGAATCTCGTAAAGTTACATTTAGCGATGACCATTACGAATTTGAAAGCCATTTAGAGTTCAATGAAAAGGAGTTATTTGCTAAGATATACGAGCCAACAGAGGTTGAAAAAGAGTTATTAGATATAGTTAAAAAGAATCCCTTGTTAAGCAAAACCGAAATCGGTAAGATAATGGGTTTGAGCGAAAGTAAAGTTAAAGAGTTGGTAGTAAACTTAGAAAAAAACAAGGTATTAGGAATTACGGAAGGTGCTTGGAATATCTTAACTCCACCTCCATCTGCTTCGATATTAGATAGAGTGGCAAATGAGTTGGATTCTTTTAAAGTTAAGTACAAATATACTGGGCCACGTGATTCTAAAAATAGAGATTTTTGCAGAGCGTTATTAAACTTAAATAAAGTTTACACAAGGGCAGAGATTGACAAAATTAGTAGTATAGTAGATAGAAATGTTTGGACAAAAAGAGGAGGTTGGCAGACTGTGAAAGGAACAGACATTCACTTGCCTTTTTGCAGACATCAATGGAGTTCGGTATTAGTTAAAAAGAAGTAATATGTTAAATGCAACAGTACTATTCATCGGGGAAGCAGCACTAAAACAAGAGAGTGTTATTAGTGAGAATGTAGACCCAAAATTATTGATACCTACTATTAAAGAGGTTCAAAATATTTACATACTTCCATTATTGGGAACGGCTTTGTATAACGAGTTAATCAGTCAAGTAAGTGGAAACTCTGTTAGCGCAGATAATCAAGTTTTATTACAATCTTATGTACAACCAACAATGATTAAATATTGCGTTTATGAATCGATGTTGGACTTAAGTTTTAAGTTTCAGAATAAGAACGTGGCTACTAAATCGAGTGAGTTTAGTCAGCAAGCAAGTTTAAACGATATTCGATACTTAATGGATAAGGCAATTAATAGGGCGCAATATTACGCAGAGAGAGTTACCTTATATTTAATGGCTAATCCAAATAAATACCCAGCGTATTTAAATCAAGGGAACGCAGATGTATCTACTATTTACCCAACTGCGAGAAACTACTCAAATGGAATGTATTTAGGTGGCGAGATAGATTGTGATGAAATACCTGCAAGGATAAAGTATCAAGGAAACAACCCAAAAAGATGGTTATCATGAGAAAATCAGGAAGTAAGAATAAAACAAACGTAGAGAAATTAAAACAATTTGTAAAGAAATATGAAGGTCACTTTAAATCAGTTGATTGCCAAGTTGCAAACAATAGCAAACAATCACGAGCAAATAAATAGCTTTTTCTTTGGCGATATTGCTGACTTAGGAACGGAAAGTCCTATGCAATACCCCGTTTTATTTGCTGATGTAGCACCTTCAAACTTTTCTTACAAGGTAATTGCTTTGAATTTTCAGTTAATGGTTATGGATATAGTTAAAAAAGACTTATCTAATGAGAATGATGTAATGAGCGACACTTTGCAAATGATAGAGGATGTAATCATAGAACTAAGAAATCCAAGTGAGGTGTTTTTAATTCAAGATTCTATCACTTTAACCCCTTTTATGGATTCACAAGGCGATGAAGTAGCGGGGTGGACTGCTAATATAACCTTAAATGTTCCAAGCACATATAATTCATGCGCTATTCCTTCAAATTAAAATAATAACAAAATAAAATATTTAAAGATATGACAAACGAGCAAAAGATTTTAGGTGGCAATGGGATTAAATTCATTGACGCATCAAGTACAGGCAATAGATTTTATTGCTTAGTAGTAAACGCTAATTGTGTTTTAAGCACTTTAACAACTGCGGGAGGTCAAAATTTGATTACCGAATATGGTTTATCAGGTAAGACTTTGAGTGCGGGAATGGTTATTCCTATGTTCAATGGTGACCCGATAGCAAATGTAACCCCTGCGAGTGGTTCTGTAATCGGTTACGGATATAGGGAGGTTTAAATATGGTAGGAATTGGAATTGGTATTCCTTTTTTAAGGATAGGTGGCGGAGGAGTTGTTTCTCCTTTTCAATGGGGAACGGCAACCGCTCAGAATTGGGGAACATCTACATCTCAAACTTGGGGTTAATTAATTAAATAAAAATATGGCAAATTTATTAGGTCAAAACATAGGTACAAATTACAAGGGTATTTTAAACTTAAATACTTTGAATGGTAATTTAACTACTACATTAGAGGCTATTACAGACGGAGATGGTAATGCAAGTACATTATTACTTAGCACAACACTTGCAAGGGTAAGTTCTAATTTAACAATAGGTGGAAGCACAACGGCAAGTGCAAGGCTTCATGTAAGGGGAGACGGAACTAATCCTGTGGGCAGGTTTGAGAATAGTAGTGGAAATGCTTATTTTCAAGTAAATACAAATGGTAGCGTATTTATATTAGGTAATGCAGCAACAGATACATTTAGGATTCAAGAAAACCAGCTCATAAATGTTTCTTCTGGAACTATTACAGGTATATCATATACCATGAGTGGTTCATTTGCAGCAGGCGCAGGGTCAGCAAACTTTAGACCATTAGCTATTGCCTACACCATTAACAACTCAGGCGCACAAACAGGAACGGCAACGGGTATATTCTTAAATGCAACTGAAACGGCATTGAATGGAATGGGGCATAATCTAATTGATTTGCAAGTTGGTGGAAGTAGTAGGTTTAGGGTTAATAATGTTGGCTCATTAATATTATCAGGCTCAATTTCTTCTCTTGATTTTGTTCAAACTGACGAAGGCAGTCCTTTTAGATTTGGCACATCAAGGTCAAGAATTTATAGTAATGCTGACGGAAATTTAAGACTAAGTAATGCAGCGCAATCTGGTTTTAATTTACTTCAATTAGGCGGCACTACAAACGCTTTCCCAGCTATTAAAAGAAACGGGGCAAATATTGATTTTAGGTTTGCTGATGATAGTACATTTTGTAATATAAGAGCAGGCAGATTAGATTTAACAGGTGCTTTATTAACAGGATTTATAAATGATGCAACTAATGCTATCACTGCAATATCAATAGCAAATACAACGGGAAAAACAACTTTCTCTGCACCATTAGCAGCAACAGCATTGCCAACCACAAGACCAGCAACAGTAGGTGATTTATACGTTGATACTGCCGCAAACATTTTAGCAAATGGCGATAAAGTAGTAGGAATAAGAGTTTAAACAATTTAATAAAATAAAAATATGATACAATCAATCGGAACAATAGTTGCTCAAGATGGAGTAACAGAGTACAAAGATGCAACAATCAATGTTTACATGAATTCAAGTTCAAAGTTTACACCTACTATTGGTGTCGGTCAAGTAGGTAAATTAGTAGCTGCTACTGAAACACAACCTGCTTCATTTAACATAGTTGCACAAGTTGGAACTTATGAATACACCTTAGAAAATCCTTCATTTGAGGAAGTTCAAGCAGTAGTATTAGCAGGTTTAGAGGCAGACTATCCAAACGTAACATTTTCAATAATCCCATAATAACAAAAAACATGGAACTAACAATTAAAGTAAACGAAAACGAAGCACAAATGATTCTATCAGGTTTAGCTGAATTACCCGCTAAACATTCAATTGATTTAATCCTAAAACT